GGGGATAAAGGTTCAAACTTTAACTATGAGTTAAAAGTACTACAGGGCTTAGATGCAATAGCTACAGGTCTTGAGCAAAGCAGTCTTGGTAAAGGTCTATTTGCTCAGATTAAGAACAGCGACATTATTACAAATACCATTACAGCTGGTACTTTATTATCGTTAGGTGTGGGATCTCTATCAGTTCCTGCTAATACCTTTAAAGTAGGTGATTCTTTTCATTTAAAAATGATGGGTCATCTAGGTGCTAAAAACGGATCAGCTCTAAGAATTGTAATAAAATCTGATGGTGTTTTTTTAGCTGATACAGGATATATACCATTTCCTAACATTACAGATAAACACTGGGAAATGAATGTATACTTTACTATTCGTCAAATAGGACCTGCAACTGAGGCAACTATTATGTCTGGAGGTATGTTTAATTATACTCAAAACGCATCAACAGCATTTAATGGTATAAACTTTACGTCAGAGAATAATACTGATTTTGATACCACTATAGATAATACACTAGAAGTTGATGCTATCTGGAGCGTAGCTGATCCCTTAAACTCTGTATATTCTGAAGTAGCAATTTTACAAAAGATTTACTAAGATGATTGAGACTTGGACATTTAACGTTAAAGATGTTATCTGGATTGTAACAGGAGTAGGATCAGGATTATCAGCATATTTTGCTTTAAAGCAAGAAATTGGTAAGTTAAAAGGTAAGGTAGACAAACTTGCTGGAGATATGGATGCTCTAGAAGAAGATCTTACTGCCAAAGAAAATACTATTTATAATCGTATGGAAGCACTTAAAGAAGATCAGAAAGCTGCTCATGAGAAGCTGGATCTGAAGATGGATAACTTAACTAATCATATGACACAGTTAAGTACTAATATCGCAGAACTTACGGGCTATATCAAAGCTACTAAAGAGCAGCAGAGTAAAAAGTCTTAAGGTTAATACTAGTTTAGGTTAAAAGCCTGGGTAAACGTACCTGGGCTTTTTTTATCTAAACATTTGGAGTTTAAACTTTTTATTATATATTTGTTTAAACCTAAATAAGTTACATCATGGAAAACCAACAAAAAGAAATGAGTAAGGAAGAGATGGCTGAAAGAAAAGCTAAGCTCACCCAGTTCTACAAAGAACAAATAGAGTTTCTTAAAATACAACTAGAATATGAAACTCTTGTTGCAGATGTAGAAGACCAACGCGCACGTGCAATCTTTGCACAAGTTAAAGTAGGTCAGATGCTAGCAACACCACCACAACCATCAGAAGAACCTAATACTGAAGAATAATGGCTATAGTAAATCAGGTACGTAAGACTGTAAAGATGGATCTATGGAGCATAGTTAAGTTTCAGCTAGCTGTGCATTGCCATCTAAAGGGTTTGAATGTATCAGATTTAGATCTTAGTTGTGTTACTTTTCTAGCATTATCAGGTGAGACAGAGCTTACAGAGTTCTGTGAAAACGCTACAAGAAACAACATTTTTAGTAGCCCTCAGTCTGTTAGAAATGCTATTACCAAAGCTGAGAAGAAGAATCTATTAAAGAAGAATGGTAGAAACCGTAAGACAATACAGCTAAATCCGGATCTGAATATTCAGATACAAGGTAATATATTACTAGACTATAAATTTGTAAGAGTTGAGACCCAAGAAAGCAACCGAGTTACTGAAAGAGTTCAGCAAGAAGCATGATGATCCAACGCTTGTAGAAGATATAATTGTCTTTTACTGGGAGAATCTTAGAAAGCTTATAAGTAACAAAGAGCATTTTAACTATGCTCTGAAAGGACTCGGTAACTTTAAAGTTAACGAGAGAAAGCTTAATAGTCTTCTTGCTAAGAGTCATTTATATCTTAAAGGTTTAAACCCTAAAGAGTTTAAATCTTTTGCTAAGTATGACAGTGTAAAAGAGAATCATGATAAACTTGCTAAACTTAAAGACATGATTGTTCAAGAAAACAGAAAAGGTATAACATTAAAAGTAAATAGAGTCAATGCTCAGAAGAATAAAGAAAATCTGGAAGGATAAATGGCTAATCCTAGAAGGTGTATTTAACTACTACTTTACACGTAGAAAGATAGAACGCATAGCTTATTGGAGAAATGAGATATGTGTGACATGTCCTTTAATAGATCTTAAAGGTAACAAGTGTGAAGTACCTGGTACACAACCCTGTTGTAGTGAATGCGGTTGCTCACTTAAATACAAAACTAGAAGTTTATCATCAGCTTGTCCTCATGGTAGATGGCATGCTGTAATGACTGAGGAAGAAGAAGATGATTTAAATGCAAAACTAGAAAACTATGGCGATAGTATTTAAACCAGAAACACATAGTTATACGAGTGTAGATCCTAGTGAGAATATCACATGGACCAGTGTAACAGGTGTTATATCTAAGTTCAAAAAACCATTTGATCCTGATCTTGTAGCTGAAAAATCTATTAAGAACAAGAAGAGTAAATGGTATGGGATGAAAGCTGAAGATGTGAAAGAAGCGTGGAAGAATGAATCTCAGAAAGCTGTTAATCTAGGTACATGGTATCATGCTCAGAGAGAAGCTGCTTTTACATCTTGTGATACTATAGAAAAGGATGGTTGTTCTGTGCAAATCTTTAAACCTATAGAAGTTGAGGGAATTAAAAAAGCACCAGACCAAAAGTTACAAGAAGGTATATATCCAGAACATATGGTGTATCTTAAGAGTGCAGGCCTATGTGGACAAGCAGACAGGGTTGAGGTTATAAAGGGTCTAGTGAACATTTATGACTACAAGACAAATAAAGAGATTAAAACCGAGTCCTATGTTAACTGGGAAGGAATTAGTGATAAAATGCTTAATCCAGTCAATCATCTGGATGATTGTAATCTCAATCATTACGCGTTACAGTTAAGCTTCTATATGTATATGATTCTTAAGCACAACCCAAAGTTAAGACCGGGTAAGATGATTATAGAACATATAGTATTTGAAGAAGCTGGTAAAGACGCTTATGATAACCGTGTTGTACTATATGATGAGTTTGGAGAGCCTGTAGTGAATAAGATAGTTGAGTATGAAGTACCATATCTAAAAAGTGAAGTGATAAACGTTATAAATTACTTGAAAGAAAATGCCAGTATATAATGAGAATATAGATCTGTTTAAATGCTATGTAAGAGCTTCACATTTTACAAAGAATGAAGCTGATAAAGATACATATCATAAAGCGTATGCATTTGCTATACAGTCTATAGCTGGTAAGATACTTACATTTCATGTAATGACAGATTATGGTATGCTAAGATCACGGGTGCCTATATCGGAAATATTTATGCAGGTTCCCAAAGAAGATATACCGTTTCACTTTAAACAGTTATGGGATTGTTTCTCTGAGAATGTCACAGTTACAACTTATGACTATCTGTATGAAAAGCGTTGTCAAGTAGTTCTTAAAGATGGTTCTAAAGTATGGGCAACATATCTTATGACTGTAGACTGGTATAGAAACTCATATTCAGATGAACCATCAGATTATAAATGTGGACATATATTAATAGCTGATGATGGATATCTATTATGCCAACCTAACAACAGAATATACTGGAAAGATTCTAACTGGATAACTAAACCTTTTCCTATGGAGCCATCTACATTTAAAGTTGATGAACATATAGAATCAGTAGAAGCTCAATCAGATAAATGGGTGTCAGAAGATTCTAGCAGTTATTATTATGAAATAAAAGAAGTAAAGAATGATAGTCAGACTATTTGATATACAGGATGGTGTAATAATTCCAACAGAACACTGTTATACTATTACTACACTTAAAAAGATTATGGATGATTATCCTGAGGATTACCTTAAGATATATCAGTATTTATTTTACATGACTTGTCCAAGTCCTGATCTAAATCCTTTTTTCAATCTTGCTGAAGATGACAAAGAAGAGATTATATTAGCAGAGATAAGTGCAGAGTTTAGTCCCGAGGATGATGGTATCCCAGGTGCTTTAAACATGTGCAGAAAGCTTTATGAAACACCAACCTCCAGAGCTTATAATGGTATTAAACAAATGCTTGATAGACTTGCTAGGTATATGGAAACAACAAGTATAACAGATGGAAGAGACGGTAACATCACAGCGCTTGTTAACACGGCAGCAAAATTCCAGCAAATCAGAGAAGCCTACAAAGGCGCATACAAAGATCTTCAAGAAGAACAACAAGGTAGGGCTAGAGGAGGAGCCGGGCTTGCATATGACCAAATGTAACTTATCAGACTTTTTTATCTACTATTCTTGTGAAACAGAAGAATGGATGGCTATACCTAGAAATAATTTAAGTACCTTTATGAACAGTTATTCTTTACCTAGTAAGGCTAAAGACATTGACTCACTAATAAAACTTATAGAAAATGGCAAAGCAAAACGTTGAGAAGACTGCTCCAAAAGGAGATATTAAGTTTTCTATTACCTTATCTGAAGAGCAAAAGAAAGCAAAAGAGTTAATTCTCAATGCTCCTTATAACTTCTTATTAGGTAATGCTGGTTCTGGTAAAACTTTACTTGCTGTACAGGTAGCCCTTGATATGTACTTTAAGAGAAGAGTAAACAAAATTGTTATAACAAGACCTACTATATCTACTGAAGACAACGGTTTCTTACCAGGTTCTGAGAAAGAAAAGATGGAACCTTGGCTTGTGCCTATTAAGTCTAATATGAGAAAGGTTTATGATAAACCGGATATCTTAAATAAGCTTGAAGAACAGGAAGCTATAGAGCTTGTATCTCTTACCCACTTTAGAGGTAGAACCTTTGATAACTGTGTGTGCATAGTGGATGAATTTCAGAATCTTACTAAAGCCCAACTGCAGATGTGTGTAGGACGTTTAGGTAAGGATTCCATTATGATCTTTACTGGTGATCCTCACCAAATAGATTTAAAGTTTAAGAATGAGTCCGCTATACATGAGGTACCTAAGTTAGAGAAATCTCACTGGGTTAATAAAGTAGTTCTTTATGATAACCACCGCCATGAGGCACTTAGTGAAATATTAAAACTTCTTAATGAGTACTGATATAGTAATACCTACTTGGGAGAACGGAGAGTGGACAACTACGTCTTTTAATTCACGTGATGAGTTTAAAGACTTTGTGTTTAGTATTTTTAAAGAACCAGGTGAATATGCATTTGATGAAGCAAGCTTAATGTTTAATGAGCAAGCTAGACTATTCAATCAGCAGGGATTTTACTGTAAAGCACCACAAGGAACCAAGGATTTTATAATCTATTGGAATGATCAGAAAAACAAGTGTAGAGTTGGTGCTATATATAAAAGCAATGGTAATACATGGTATATACCACGTGATTACTACATGTGGTTAAACTTCTTACCTATCTTTAACAAGGAGACACAAAGGTTTGGATTTGCTGATGTCAGAGATGCTCAATATCATATGGCTCTCTATGAGTCTTTAGCAGAACTAAACTATAAGCACTCTGCTATATTAAAGAAACGTCAGATTGCATCTAGTTACTTTCATGCCGGTAAACTAATTAATCAGATATGGTTTGAAGAAGGGATTACTCTTAAGATGGGTGCTAGTCTTAAAGACTATATTAATGAGAAAGGTACCTGGAAATTCTTAAATGAGTATGAGGCTTTCTTAAATAAGCATACTGCATGGTACCGCCCTATGAACCCTAACAAGGTTATGATGTGGCAGCAGAAGATTGAAACTGTAGATAGTTTAAGTAAACGTAAGTCTGAGATAGGACTTAAAGGTGTAATGCAGGGGATGTCTTTTGAGAAAGATCCTACTAATGGAGTAGGGGGACCGTGTAAGTACTTCTTCCATGAGGAAGCTGGTATTGCTCCTAAGATGGACACAACCTTTGAATATATCCGTCCTGCAATGAAGTCTGGGTTTATGACTACAGGGATGTTTATTGCTGCGGGATCAGTGGGGGACTTGTCTCAATGTGAACCACTTAAGAAGATGATCACTAGACCGGATGCTAATGATATCTATAGTGTAACATCTAACCTTATAGATGAAACAGGTGTTGTAGGTACAACAGGATTGTTTATTCCTGAGCAGTGGTCAATGCCACCTTATATAGATCAGTTTGGTAACTCTAAAGTAGAAGAAGCTCTTAAAGCTCTAGATGAACAGTTTGCATCTTGGAAAAAAGATCTTGATCCTCAGGAGTATCAATTACGTATATCTCAGCACCCTAGAAATATTAAAGAGGCGTTTGATTATAGAACTGTATCTATTTTCCCACAGCACTTGGTTACAGCACAGCTTAGAAGAATTGAAGATAAGATGTATGCGTATGAGCATCTTGATATCTATAGAGCAACTGATGG